TGCGTATGAACATCATACAATCCCACAAGGCTGTCAGACTTCCTGCGCACTGGCACCCAGTCAAGCAACAAAACATCTTGCTCCGACACCTTCCACCGCCACAATTTGCCACAGCCGGTGTAAGTGCCATTGACCGTAGTGCCGTGCCCAAACAACATCATAGTTTGCGATGTTGCAAAATCAACATCCACGTGATTGTTGATAGTCCGCTGTATATCCTCATGGTCGGGAAACATCAGCACACCTTCGTCAATCTTTACAATAATTTTCTCACCCGTCTTGATGGTATAGGAAGTTACATTATTACGCGACGTGCGATTATACATCCAAGTATATCCCGAAGAGTATCTAATCCACATCCAATATGCAGGATTAGATATGGAAGGTGTTGTATTGGGCGAATACCCATTAAGACCAAAGAGCATCCTTGCCGTAGTGGCTGGCAGCTCGCAGACAATCTCCATCTGCGTGTGGTTGTTAGGCTTGTAGCTTGTCGGATAAGCAATCCTCCTCGCGTTAAGCATCTCCACATACTCCACAGGCTCATACTCACTTGACATCATCACTGCCTCTGCCTCAATAGTTATATCCCCCGTGACACTACTTATACTAATAGTACCAGTACTCTTGTCATAAACACTATTTGTTATATCTACACCTGCCATAAGGACTTTAGTATTCCAAGGCAAGGCTTGATAACCAGTCATTGGTATAAGTTGAATATTATATGGTTGACCATATTGAATATCACTATCACCACTTACGTTATAACCAACAATGTTTGTGGACAATGTTGCAGCACTATAAATAGTAGTTCTTTCATAAGCTACTCTTATAATATCAGACCGCTCATATTTAATTAACGGTATATTTGTTAAACTTTCTTTTATACTCATGGTAATATAAAGTAAAGTGTTTGGTCACCAACTTGTGCAACTTCTTCATATTGAGCTTCAGTAAGAACACGTATATTTACTGGTAAAGAACCCATTACAGTTTCTAAGTCTCTACCCATTGCTTCAACTGTATCGTTAGTAGTTGATAACGTATTCTCTAAAGTGCTAATACTATCATTAGTTTGACTTATTGTATTTTGTAGGTTATCTATTTGTTGCTGATAATTGGAAGAAGATACATCGTTATCTAATCCTACAACTTTATTGTATAACCATATCAATAGTTTCTTTGTTTCTCTAAGTCCTAAGTTTTCTAATTTCATATCAATTACTTATTATATTAGCAATTATATCTCTTATAAAATCGTTAGCGTTTTCAGTATCCGATTGAGCTTCTTTTAAGTTTATATATGCTATTATTTCTCTAAGCATTCTATAACATTCTCTAACTTGATACCTAAGTTCTTGTTCCTCGTCGTACGTCATAGCTCTCCCATATCAGTCCAATTAATACCACCAAACTTATAAATATGATTATTTGTTGCTACTACAATCATTGTACCAACTTCTACATCTTTTCCTACATATCCATTAGGTGTTGCTACATACATAGGCTTACCACCAGGCTTAACGTTTGTTATATAGAAATCACCATTCTTTGGTGATTCTATTGGCACATAATCAAAACTTGTTGCTATCTTATAACGAGTAACATTTACACCTTCACTATTTACCCAATGTACTCCATTCCACCATATTGGAATACCTAACACCTCATCAAAGAAAGCATATCCAATCTCCCTTCCTACGGGCTGGCTAGTACCGTGATTAATAGTTGGTGTTACTACTATCGGATCATCATTATCTTCAGATGTTCGTTCTAATAAATACTTTACTTTAGTTTGAAGTTGAGTCATTAAAGCTTCAAAACTTTTATTATTGTCAAGTATTTGCTCAATAATAGTTATATTACCATTTAACTTATTGAGCATTGCATTATAGTTATCGACAAGTTCTTCTTTTAATGAACTAAATGGAATCCAATACTCTCTATTATTAATATATATACCAGCTGGTACAGGTTTTCTACTAATATATGTTGCAAACTTAGTTTTAACTTCTACTATTACTAACCTATCATAATATCTATTAATATTCCAATAGTCTTTTTCTACAGTAATAGCAACTTTACCAAGGTTTTGTTTAATTATGTTCATAATATAATTCTTTACTTACTATTGTTGTTTCTCCTTTATATGTAAGAACTATTGTAAATATATGTAGTCCATTACGTACATTAGTAACATCATCAAAGCGTAGGACTGGAACCTGGTCAAAATAATATTGATAAATACAATCTTTCATATCAACATCATAGCCACCACAAGTTACTTTAATATCGGCGCAAGGATGATATTTGTCATCTGTACCAAGTTCATAATAAGGAGTCATTGTAACTACCAGCCCCTTAGAAGAGGGTTTGGATTCAGTCTTATCTCCTTCTTCATACCCGTCCTCAATACCAAGCTTAAAATGTTCATCAAATCCATTTCCAAACTTATGTTCATAAAGGTGCATATCACTTGTCTTAATCCAAAACATAGGTGTTTCACCACATGATACACAAGCTTTTATCATACCATTTTCATCAACTGGATATACAAGGCTTGTTGAATTATCTTCACCTTTATAGATTTGATTAATTTTAGCTTTCACATAATTAATTAGCAATGTAGCTAATTTCTCATTACCTAGTTTTCTCGCTGCAACAGCAGAGTTAAACATATTAAAACATTCTATTACTCCACTATTTCTGTCAGTACATGCTGCTTTACAATCCTTTAACATCTGTTCACCATAATCAGCAAGCATTGCTAATATTCTATGATAAACACATACATAGTCTTTAGGAATTGTCATATAAACATATTCTGGCTCAACACGAGTTAATTCAACGTTTTTGTCTACTATCATAAGTTCATAACTTTATTAAATAGATTATTTACTTTAACTTGTTGTTCTTCATTCAGAACATTAAAGTTTTCATATGCGTGCATAAGAATAGTTCCCCAATTAAAAATATTAACTTTATTTCTATTTGGAGAATATCCCTCTTCTATTAGAGCCAGCATACAAGCAGCAATGCTCGACACTCTACTATTTAGAGCATCGAGCACTTGTGTGTTATTAAACTTTTCAAACATCATAAACTTTATGTGTTGAATATTTTATTATTTATATAAGTAGAATACTCGCCTAAATGTATTGTAATACTATTATTTATTTGAGTTATTCTTGTCAAAGAATCTTGTTCATTGTAGATAATTGTTACAACAGTTTCCGCAATCTCTCTAATCCAATCAGTTTTAAGTTTAGTTGCAACATTAACATCATTTATTTCATAAGCAGCTAACGTAGAATACAATTTATAATATTCAGAACTAATAATCTTAGTTAAGTTATCTGTTATAAGTATTTTGTTTTTGTCAATATTATTGTGAGCAATTATCGAAGTACATTCTTGAGTTACCCTAAATCCTAATGCTTTAAATCCTGATTCTATTGCTTTTTCACATTGACTTCTTTCTTTTCGTTCAGCGTCTGCTAATGTTTTATTTAAAACAGTGTTAAGTTTAATTATGTTAGCTGTGTTTTCTTTAATCGCAGTAGCCATCTCAATGAGAGGCTTACTGCGATTTTTAGACTTAAAGTAATCTATTACTTTTATAATAGCCGTGTAACATATAAAAATACAACTTGAAATAACTACAGTTAGATATGATGAATTACGTACACTTTCATTAACAATTTCTTGTATAGTTTGAAAGTCATTCATCTAACTAACCTCCTTGTGCTGGTGACTGTGCAGGTGCATTATTATTACTTACTAATACATCTTTTGCTGTACTATGTGCAGACCTCATTGCAGTCTCAAACCAATTATACCATGTATTTCCAGCATAAGGTGCAGCTGCATTATGTTCTGTTGGTATAGCAACATGAATCAACTGATGTACTCTCTCATCACGTGTCTTAGATGCTTTACGATTTGTTGCAAAACGCAAAGTGTAAATATTATAAGACAGGTCAGGAATGTTGATTGGATAACCAGGATAAATACTATCACCGTCACTATAAGTATCAGTAAATCCACGACCAGCTGCACACTTTGAAGCAAGCTCTTCCAAGTAAGCCTTGTCACCAACACGCTGAGCGAATGGAGTAGTATTAACAATAGCACTCTTTGGAAGGTCATCACCAGCCTTCAATACAAAGTCTTGATTGAAGTTGTTTGCAGTGATTGTAATTACATTGTTGGCAACAGTTACAGTAACATCAAGACTACCAGTTTCAACCATAGCCCTATAATAGTTAGCAAGCTTCTGAGCAACAGCGTTTGCATCTGTAGTTGTGTCACCGATAAATACACTTTCAGTAGCTGTCCAAGTATTACGCTCATGAGGAACTTTACCTTTCTTTACAAGAACTATTGTATAAGTATTTCCTGGAGTTACCTGAGGAATTGTTACTGTGTACACAGGTTTAGTTCCAGCAAAATAAGGCGTCTTCATGACTTGAAGACTTTCTTTATCTACCTCAAAAACAGATACTGGTCCAGCACCACTCTTGTAATAAATCCAAAAGTCTGTTTTAATACCACTGTCAGCCCAAGCATCAGGCTCATTCTGAGCAACAAAACCAATACTACCATCAGCTAACTGATTAGCCAATGCAGGTTTCTCAACAGCATTACCCTGAGCATTAGTCTTAGGAGCAGCAGTTACTACTAATAATTGTTTCATTGTTATTTAAATTTATAAGTTTGTTAATTATCACTATTTGCAGCACTACGAGCTTGTTGTGCTCTTTGTGCGTCAGTTCTCTGTGCTTGTTGTTGCGAATTATATAAATTTCCTCTAAGGGCAGTGTTATACAAATCTACAGCGTGTTTTATTATATCAACATGACAATATTCAGGCAGGTCACAATCAATATTTGCATTATTACCATCGGAAGACAGTTTAACTTTATTTGGAACTTTAATATATCCAATACCTAAATGATATGGTTCTAATGTAGTTTTCTTGAGTTGTCTATTACCATGTTGGTACTCTTCACCTAAATAGACATCTAGTGTATCATTATAATACACAGCGATAGGACTAGTAACTTTAGGTCTTAATATATAATCCGACAACGTACTTCCAAGTCTAATATGGTCAATAAGACGAACATCATAATAACGAGTAGTATCTTTACCATTCTTAGTATAATTCATCTTAAAGTCAGAGAAGTATAGCACTTTGTTTGATATGGATGTTTCTATATTATCAAAACTAAACAAGCCTTGTGCAGCATCTTTAGCTTCCCCAAAGTTTAGAGTAGCAAACTTATATAAGGTTCTTAAAGCATTAATCTGACCAACTTTAGAATTACTTGTTGTAGTTCTATCGTTGGTCAGTGCGATATGCTCACCAATTACTTGATTTACATAATCAGAGATAGCACTATTGAGAGTTATGTCAATCTGCTCGGGAAGTATTCCTCGAGTATTTTGCATACCCATTTGTTGAGCATACTGACGAAACCAAATGTGCATATCTGCTATATTCATACGTCTAATTAAAAGAGTTTTAATTTATTCTCAAATGCAGTACGTATATCTTTATGGTCTGGATTCTCAAACCAAACAACAGCTTCGTTTAGATTACTACCAATAAACTGACCATCTGCTGTAGATATTTGCTGATTGTAATCAGAGCGAACAAGTTCACCACGAGCAATTAATGTTTCAATGAAACCTTTAAGCTGTATATGTTTATCAGTAACAAGTTTATTAAACTTATCAGGATTTTCATTAACATAATTCATCATGATAGCTTCCTTCTCAACTCTATCTTTAAGCAAAGCTTCTGCAAGATTATCTTTCTTAGCAAGAACAATTCCAATAAATACTGCATTAAATTTGGCATCAGTTGATGTTACATCAATGAATTGTTTCATTGCTTTCTTCTTCTCTTCAGTAAGCCTCTTAGCTTTCTCAGCTTCTTTAGCATCATCCTTAATATAAAAACGTATTGAATTGTCACTATTAATTAGTGCAATATCTTTAGCTACATCATTATATAAAAGACAATGTCTATACATCAAATACTCAGTAATATTTTCAGGATGTCCATATTGATATTTAGAACTTTCTAAGGTATTGAGTGCTTCTATTTTACGTTTAAGAGCAGCTTTTATTGCTGAAGTATTAGCTCTATCAACAGTTTCATTCGCTATTAATCCTATCTTCTTGTTCTTTAATCTTTAGGTAATCCCTCTTATGATTATATATAAAGGTAGTATTCAACGAAACATTAGTTTCATTAACAACAAATTGTATGTTGCTAAGCCATGCTTTAACACGTGAAATAAATTCTGGATTATTTGGTGAAATACCTATAATTGCAGGGAAGTAAGTATTTACTTCAGCAGAATTAGAAGTAAGTATCTGACAAGAACGAATTGATGAACCAATAACTTCTTTTTTCAGACCAAGTGTTTGAAGATTTGCTTTCCGGTAATTACTATAATTATTTACTAAACTTAATGTGATACTTCTCTTGTCTACATACTCTCTATCTAATTCTGCATCCTCTACAGATGTACTATCCGAAGTATTGATATTTTTAATCTCACTTTCCTTATTAGGAGTTACTAGTGCCATATTATTTACTTTTTAAATTATTACTATGTTAATTAAAGCACGCACTTGAGCTGCATCATCTTTGTTGCGTTGCTTACCTGCAAGCCGTAACTATTCTTAATCTCATACCTTGACATATCAATCTCAGTACCAAGACTGTTAGTAGGTACAGCACCCCACGATGGAGGAATCGGAGTAAGACCCTTAAGAACACCACTCAGATATACTTGACCCTTCAGACGTACTTTACGTACATTACGTACACCTTTATAAGTTGACATATCAAGCAAGAAAGCTTGGTGTGAACTCATAGGTCTACCACTACGCGGGTGAATGTTACCATTACTCTTATCGTTATCAGCAATAGTACCACGATCTAAGAATGGCAGATGTTGAACAGTAATAATATGATTATCAACTGTCTTATAACGACGGAAGTACTTACCATAAGACAGACCATCTTTCCAATCTTCAATCATCTTATCACCAAGTGGAGTAACGAAACCTTCACTACGAGCGTCATTACGAATAGCCATATCAAAGTCTTGCATAAAGCCTTTACCACCCATAAGTACAACTTCCATTGTACCAGTGTCAGTATCTTTATCAAGAACATCACCAATCGTACGCTCAATCTTATTCAATGTAAGATACTCACCGTAAGTATCATAATTACTCTCACGGCAAATCTCCATCATACCTGCTGTATGAGGAATTGGCTGACCATTATCTGGGTCAATAAGAGTAACTTCACCTTTTTCTGTCCTATTATATGTTGCTATCCAAAGACGCTCTTCATCCATGATACGCATCTGAATATCATGCTGACGCTGCTCTTCATTAATCCAAAGATTTGTAGTACCACCACCCTTTGTCTTAAACTGATAAGTAACAACAACATTAGATATGTTACCAGCAATCTCCCAACTATAACGATGATATTCAAGTTGAGAAGTCATTTTGCCAGGTCCCATAACATTCATTCTGTTACCCTTTGAATAGCTTGCACTAATAGTTGGTGCAGTCATGCTCCAATACTTGCCAGGTTTAAGGTTATCAGTAATATCAACATAACTATTAGGATTAGGACTAGTAAGTTTCAGCTGATAACGATAACCACCATGTGTACCTTCACCTAAGTCACGCATAATACGAACATGAGTATGACCATCAGGAGCAATAAGTCCATACTGCTCAATTAACCAGTGGGTTGCAAACTCTACTTCAAATACTGCACCACCAATACCTGGAGTAGTGTTAGCTTCATTGAAATAAACAACATAATCATTATACTTTGAACGACCCATTGTCTTCCAAGTCCACTGCTCAGTTGAAATATCAACAACACCAGCTGCACCTTGACCTTCCGTAAGGAATGTCAGAGGAAACCTATCATCATCCATACCATAAGTATAGGTAAGGGTGTTGTTAATCTCTTCGGGATGTGTCAACATAAGATGTGCAATGGTTTCCTCATTAGAGTAACCACGGTCATCATATTTGCCACGAGAAATTTCTCTTAATTTGTACATAATTTTAATTAATATTTTAGTTAGTACTTAAACACTTTATGACAGTAATATATCATCCATACTAACTTTGCTTTGTTTTGGTTTCACAATCTTTACTGCTTTATTTGAACGTTGCTGACGTGACTTAATAACAAGTTTACGAACTTCGTTTTGTTTTACAGCCATATCAACAAGGTCTTTATAAGTACCACCAGTAAACATTAACCAAGCATCAAGAAGTTCTCTATTAAGTACCTCTTCATTGGATAATTTATATAAATCTTTTTGATAACCTGTCATAGCATTACCTGCTTCATCCTGAAATGCAGGTTCAGCAAGATAATTGTAAAAGTCATCTGGAGTTAATGTAACTTTCTTACCATCTATTTCCTTAACAAGAGTTTCTGGAAGTCTATAACCAGCAATTACACGTTTACCAATAGCATCCGCAACATTGTTCCAATAAGCAGAAACTTGTTCTTCTTCTTCTTTACGTTGTTGATCAGCTCTATCTTGAATTTGTTTCATTACGGCTTTATCTTTCTCTACTAACTTTCTAAGTTGAGCACTAGCCTCATCATATAATGAACCTGACGATTCAAGATACTTAATATAATTGTCGTTAAGACTTTCATTACCAAATTCTTGAGCTGCCATTTTAATAACAGCTGCAAGTTGCTGTGGATTATCTTTATCTAATACTATACCACTTCTATCGGGAATATCACCAAACCCACGTGGAGTACCTGTCAAAGCTACATAATCAATAAACTGTTTAAGCATAGGATTAGCTGCAAACATTTTATTAATAGCACCTTGCTGAATGTCATTAGCTTTAAGGTCTATAACACCATTGATATAACTAACAACACCGTTTACATCATCTGTAAATTCAATAGGATTACCACTTTCATCAAGTACGTCAACACCTACAGCACTTCTAATAGTATCTATAGACAGAGGACCATCTTCATCTACGGGGGGGTTTTCATCAAGAAATGCTTTAACATCACCAGCAGCTTTGAATATTTTACCTTCTTTGTCAACAATGTTACCATCTTTGTCAACAACATAAGTAACACCATCAAATTCTACTTCCATTCCTGGCTCTAGCCCGCCCGTAGAAGAGGGTTCCTCTGCTGGTGTAGTTCCTACTTGATTACTCTCAACATTCCCTTCTTCACTTTGATTATTTGTATTATCAACACCTGTTACATCTTCCACTTCTTTAGTACCAGATAGAATTTCTCTATCTTCTTGAGTTGTGGGATTAACATTCGTATCAGTAGCAGCACTATTATTTGTTGCTTCGTTTGCTACTCCTTCAAAATCAATTCCATCTATTGGCATAATACGTTCTTTTTAATGTTGTTTATAACTAATTGTTTTTCGATGGCAAATATATAAATAATGTGTGAAAGTACATTATTTAAATGTAGCATTGTACCTATCGGTTGTGGCTGTAAGCTAGCAATACCATCGTTAATACTGCCACTCTTTAAACATTATATTATGACGATTTGGTATATAGTTTTTCATAATAAAACATTGTCATAGACCCCTCTATTTTAAACGCTGACGGCTTATAACTTGGTAGGTGGATAAGTAGTTCACCTTAGCAATTATAAGCCGTCAAACGTGATTTTAAATTATTGTAGAACTTACTCTATTTAAACCATAGCATATCATTCCACGTTAAAGGTTTTACTGGAGCACTTAAATAAGGTATTTCTATATGATTATTTGCTATTTGTGCTGCATTAATAGGACTTCCATAAATATATTGTTTTGCTAATTGTCTAAAAGCATCTTGTCTTTCTCTAATTTGTCTATTTCTTAAAGTTGCTAAATTACTATTATTTACTCTAGATACTAGTGCATCACTTGTTGAATTAGCGGCTCTAATTGCTCTGTTTATAGCTCTTGTAGTTTTTAAATGCTTAGCTAATTGTTTTACTCCAGTAACAAGTAAATCACCATCTGGTATTATACTTGCTAACAAACTTGCAGCATTTAACCAAGTAGGAGAATTTTTAAATTCTATAATGTCACTTGCTGAACCTAATCCTGGAACTAGTTGTTCAATATCTCTTAAAGCTTTAGGTTGAGAATAATAATATTCTTCAATTTTAGTATCATATTTTTTACCTCGTGTGCCCCATGCCATATCTTCTGGTGGGGGGGTAGCATTACTAATGGTCTAAGCATAATATTATATTATTTAGTATGATATTTATAAAGCCAATCAGGAAGTACTCCTTCTTCTAACTGATACACATGTTCTTTTGGAAGTCTATTAACATTCTTTTTATATATATTTTCAAAATGTTTTAGCCATTTTTCTCCTTCTGGTGTAACATCTCCAATTTCATCCGGTAATCCTATTTTATAATAAACACCTCCATAATCATCTGGAGCTTTATAAATTGGATATTTATGGTCTAAAATAAAAGGCTTTCCTCCTAAAATATTCCCAATTTCAATATTAGATAGTTTACTTACTTTTTTATCTAACCACGTTGTTTTAGGATTATAGCCATATCTAAGATTATTTAGGTAATGACCTCCCAAATACTTATAACCATTGGCATTTCTATATATACCTTTATCATATAGATATTTGTATAATCCATCAGCAGCATGTCTTACAAGTTCTCTCCTTTTTCCAGTAACTGCACTAGGTGACATATAAAATGGATTTAAATCCCAAGTGTCATACATCCTTGCAACTTTTACAGGAAATCCATTATTAGTTCTTCCTATAGTTAAAAAATTAAAGTCATTTGTAACATGTCCTCCATTGCCTGTTAAAAAATCAAAAGCCGGAACCTTAGTAACTGTATTTTTCAAAAAATCTGTATTTAGATTATAACTATAAGTTCCATCACCATTGCTTATATATAACGGTTCTTTTTCCTTTAATCCTAAATATTTAGCAAAAGCTATATCTCTAAACTCATCATGTTTATCCTTATATCCATCTTTTGCTAAATAGCCTTTAGGTATCTCATTAGGTTTATAAGATGGTTGCGTAAGTATTGCTTTAACATATTCCATACCTCGTTTTTTTGCATTGTTGTACCCAAAAGGTAATATATAATCATACGCAAACTTATTTCTATCACGTATGTTTGTAGCTATTCTACTATTATATATGTTCTTTCCAAAATTATTAAAACCATATCTTAAGCCTGCAACATCTAGTAAATCTCCAACACCTGAACCAAATCCTTCCCAGTATCTTCCATCTTTTAACAAATTATATGTTTTTCTAACACCATCTTCTGATGCAAGATGTACGCCTGAAGCTAGTGTTCCAGCACCTTCTATATATGGCATTAAAGTACTTCCTAAAGCAGTATTGGCAAAAGCTGGAAGTCCATAAGCTATCATTGGAGCAGCCATCATTCCTGCAAATAGTTTATCTAAATCGTCTGTAGGTAGATGTCTTTTACCTTTTACAGTAACCTCTGGAAGCCAAGCCTGTGGTGTAAATGCAGCATATTGTCCATTTCCTAAATCTACTACTGGCTGATGGTCATCTTTAGCCCAACCAATCATTCTTCCACCTTCACCAGTGTCCAGTCTAATAGTCTGACCAGGATTAGGTAATACATCCATAGGATATTGTGTAGGAATTAAATGTCGAGTAGTAGATAATTGTCTAGGACTATATACAACATCATCATCTAATCTTCCACCTTTTCTAAACTTACCTCTGCGTTTAGGAGGAACTTCACTTAAACTTTTTCGTAATACCATATTTACTTATCATATTTGTTCTTATTAGTCTTTGCAATCTTTAAATCATTTTGCATCTTTTCTCTTGCTACTTGTCTATCAGCTGCTTTACTATACAAGTCAGCTTGAAGTTTTTGTTGTTCTAATGACAACTTTTGTTGAGCAAGAGAAGTTTTATTTTGTTCAGCAAGTTCTGCCAAACGTTGACTTGCAGCTGCATCATTTCCAGTATCTTTATCACCAAGAAGGCTCATATCAACATCAATATATTTAAGTTGCATTTCATACTGATATTTGAGCATTTCTGTCTTTCTATCTTCTTCACCTTGTGCTTGTATCTCTGCAATCTTAGCTTGCAACTTCTGTTGCTCTAACATTTGGTCAGCTTGCTTTAATTCGTTTTCATGTTGACGTTTAATCTCCATGAACTTATTAACTGTATCTTTTATCTGAGTAACATTTTCACCAGTTATTGCAGCTATTGCCATATCCAAATCACCATTTTGTGCTGCACTAAATGCCCACTGACGAAGTTCTTGTATCTTTTCAAGTTCTTTTTGGTCATTCTTTACAAGCACATTGTAATCTGAATATAAGAATGAATTAACATCAAGACTAAGATAACGTTGTTTATACTTATCATCAAAGAATGTAGTTTGTAGTCCGTCTACGTACGCAAGTTTAGCAAACTCTATATCTCTCTGATAATCTCGTCTACGAAATTCATCAAAGATAGACACTATAATAACCGTGCCCATAGAAGAGCGTGTAACAGCTTCTTGAGTAGTTTGAGCACCAGCTGATTGAGCTATCTCACCATAACGTTGCATATTCATATCTACCATCTCTCGTGCTTCCATTTTTATAGCTTCAAGTAAATTAGTAAGTTGAGTAATATAATCACCCATACTTGCATTGAGCATACGAATGTTAGCCATCTTTTGAGAGTTAGTATCTTCTGAATCATCTACAATAAGAACTCCATCAGCTGCCATTTTATATATCTTATCTTCTGCATCATCAGTTATCAAAGACTCTGGCAACAGCAATATCAGCATCTTATTCTTCGCTATTACCATTTCTCTATGATAAGATATAATATTACGCATTATCTGATATGGTGTAATAAGTTCAATAATACTAAACTTACCCATCATTGGAAGTACTTCCATGATACCATTATATGGTAACTTACCATCACGCTGATATGCTATTGGTCTACATTTAATAGGATATACTGCACAATATCTATTACCTATTCGATACCCTTCATATACTTGTGGTTCATAATGCCATTCAATAGATATGTCACCTTGTTCCTCATTTAATTGATAACCTTCTTCTACAACACGTGTTGCTTCAAATCCCATTTGATTCATGTAAGTAAGTACACCACGTTTTGCTTCACCACGCCATACAACATGCCAAACTTCAAATAGATTACCATTATCTTCAGCTATGTTTACAGATTGATGTTTAAATAGGTCCCGTTCTTCTTTTACAAACTTCTCACATCCTTCAGGATAGTATTCAAAGTATTGACTATATAAGAACTGTGGTTTAGTTCTATGTGTATACCATGAAGAATAATACTTATCAAGAAATTCTCTATCTCTCTTTGTAAGATTCTCATCAAACATATCTATTATCTGAGAATAAGAAAGTAGCATCCTTCTTGCAAACATATCATGGTCTTCTACAAAGAAGTTTGAATTAGGTATTGGAAAAGCCTCAAGTACAGGTACTGATTCTTTATACATTTCTTCACCACGTATATCTGTATAAGTATATGCTTCACCAAGAGAACAATAGTTAAAGAAAGCAGATAAATATACAGTCATATCATTAGTTATACTTCTAACAAAGTCTAACATATCTTGACCTTGTTTGCTTTCTTCATCTATATAATTTTCATTAAATTGTTTGACAAATTGTTCTGGGTCAAGCATTGCTTGTTGTGGGTCTATATCTTGTGGGTCACGACCTTCTTGTTGAGCTTGTTGTTGCATCTCTTGAATACGCTTCTCAACCTCAGCTTTAAATGCTTGTGCGGCAAGTATTCCAAGTTCATTCCTAAGTCTAACATCTTTCTTTAGTATAATGTCAGGATTAGTTGCACCAACTACAAACTCATGAACACCTTTATAATACTCAGAAACATATCGTCTAACAATATCATTCATTATATCTAAGTTCCTCATAGTAGCAGGAAAACGAGTATATTTCTCATTAGCTGCATTATAAGGATTTAGAGTCTTCTTATAAAAACTATTAGGTATGTCACCATGTAAGATTGCTAATTTTGTTTCAGTATCATTTCTATCATTTAAAGAAACACCTAAAGCAATAATATAATCTATACAGTTTGCATACCAGTACTCTTTTTGTTTTATACTTTCCCCAACACGTTGTTGAGGAAAGTCTGGAGTATAGTTTGTAAATGTTCTGTTATAGTCTATCATAATAAGTTATTTTTTCTTAGAGTTATTATATTTTGCTTTTTTAGCTCTTTGTTTCTTTGCATTTTCTTCTTCCCATTTTGATTTTGTGTTGGCTTCAGATTTAGTTTGTCCTTTAGTTTGTCCTTTAGTGCTACCTAAACTTTGTCCATTATTATTAGGTTTAACAGGTTCTTGTGCAGTTGTTGTACCTTTCTTAGGTCGCATATTACTAAGTCTTTGTCCAAGTCTTTTAAACCAACTTGGTCTAGCAGCTGTAGTACCATTTGTTGTAGTTGTAGTGCCATTCGTTGCAGTAGTACTTGCTGTATTTACTGTAGTTGTATTTGTTGCAGCCGATTGTGAACTTCTATTTCCACTTCTACCAAATGTTCTAATACCTTGTAAACCTTCTTTGTAATAACCCCATAGTCCACGACCATCTTCTAATGTATTTGGGTTAAGTGGTCTATTTGTTGCAAAACCTTGCTGCATGCGTTGCTGAGTAGTTCTATAAGGTTTGATAATACTCTGTATATCATTCCATGTATCTCTCCATGATGAAGCATTTTCTCCAGAACCGTTATTCCACAATCCTCGCAGTCTATCCGCATAACCTCTAAGAGTACCAAGTCTATTTCCGTTTTCCCTCCAATCATTTAATCTATTATATAATCGTCTAACTCCTTCAGCATCACGCATAAATTCCCATGTACTAATTCCTGCGGCAGGTAGCGCTTCAGCTGCACCATAAGCTGCCAGCGGAGCTGCCATCATTCCTACAAAAACTTTATCAAGGTCTTCAACTGGATTATTTCGTTTACCTTTTATAGTAACCTCTGGAAGCATAACACCATCTGCTGGAATTGGATTTCTTATATTATATACAAGTCTTCCTTTACTATCGGTTTGAATCCTACCATCTTTAGTATAGAAAAAAGCATTTGGATCATAGTCCTCATAACCAAACGATGTATTTGTATTTGATATATTTGGTGTATTCGAACCGTTTATCAATCGTTCCTTAGCTACTGGCTCTGTATATCCTGTTTTAGCATACCTATTTGAAGATATACTACGCCATTGTCTTTGAGTTGGATTCAAACTTTCTACATATGCTTGACCTGTTGGTTTAGCAATATTATTAGCAATGATTTCTCCTAAAAGATTAGCATAATGTTTTGAGGTGTCAGAATTTATCAGAGGTCTACCTTTTCCTTGGTCTTCTAAAATATCATTGTGCCTTACAACTATATCATTAGCTGTACTTCTAGTGTTAGCTATACCGCCAGCATTAGCTGGTTTTGTTGGATCAATTACAGCATCTTTACCTTTTTGAGTAGCTTCTTGTACAGCCACATTATCATTAAGCTCTCTATCTTTTGTACCTTCCTTTGCTTTAAATCCAGGAAGTTTTATTTTTTGACCAACAAAAATTCTATCAACATCTTTTATACCGTTAGCTTTAGCAATACGTTGCATATCACTTGTTTTGATACCATTGTTTTTTAATATATCATAAAACGTATCTCCTTTTCTAACAGTATAATATTCACCATTTATATTACTCTTTGGAACCTGTACTACAGAGTTAGAATTTCTACGTTTTTTACGTGGCAAAGGTCGTTGTTCATCAAGACTACTAATTATTTTAGCACCTTTATTCCAAGGTTGCACAGTTCTTCTTGGATCAAATGTTCCATAAGTACGTAAATCAATATCATCTAATACAAAATTCGTTTCTCCTGTTACAGGATTAAAAACATATCTAGCCATATATTAAAACCAACTTCTATGTAAAACATCATTTTTATTACTCTCTTCTTTTAATTTTTTTCTATGAGCCAGTTCTTTAGCTGCATTAATGTCAACACGTTTCCATTGAATTGCTCTAATAATCATTTCTGATACTCTATCAAAGTTACCTATATTATTCCACTTTTTTAGTTCAAGAATTGATTGATAATCATATATAGTTTGAAATAGATACATAGGTCTATCTAGTTCATCTTTACCTACTTCACTATATAACATTTCTTTGAGCAGTCGAAGTCCTTCTAATTTCATAGCATCACCTGATATAGTAATGCCATAAGAAGATACAAGTTTACCTTTTAATGAAGTATCCCATATTTCTACTGGATCTTTCATCAAATAACGAAGTGCTTTCCACTTTGTAAAGTTACTTACAGTTTCACCTCTGTTTACCTCAACTCCAACTGTTCCAATACAATTATAATACTTTGCAAGAAGTAGACAAACTTTGTCCGCATCTTCAAGTTTTTCAGGTCTACCATAATAAGCGGCTACAAGTGCAGTTTTAAATCCATTCCACTTAGTTGGATTCATCCACACTTTAATGCTATTATGTGAATGTCTATTTGTTATTTCTTTATTCTCTTTATTTACACCAACAGGGTCATAGCTAATACTATATAAACCTTCTGGTACATCTACAACTTCTTCACCTTTTTTATTTACATGTGGTACTTTAATTGGATTAAACCACTTTCTAATACATCCATGTGGATGTTCATGTCCTTTACGTGGTACACCTTCAATCCAATCATAATAGTCAACGTTATGTTTACCACCCTCGGCTTCAATACGAGCGTTAGGTTTAAATTCTACTTTATTTCCTCTATCATATAACCAACCATCAACATAGAATTTAAAGCTACTATCAGTTCTAAGTCGTTCTTCCCATGCCATTAGTTCTTCACTACTAAATAAATTCTCAGTTGTAGAACTGAATGATTCACTAGGCATATTAGCATATTGACCTAGATAATTAATATATTCAGCAAATGTTTTAGAATCTTCTTTTTTAAGTTCACGTTCTTTATACGCAACACGAAGACCTACTTCTATGTTTGAATTACCATCCTCATCCATAGCTTGCATTCCATCTATAAGACCTTGCAATCCCCATGAATAAGGTTTAAAATAACCACAAACTTCATTTCTACAATCTTTATCCCAAACATTCTCAAAAGGCATAAAATGATATGACTTTGGAGAATAGAAGTTTTGTTCAAAAGTTTGCATATTACCAGCGGTAGATGTACCCCATGCTATAAGATTACCAGTAACATAACTACCAGTACGCATAGCAGGTTCTGTTACAGCCATAAACTCATTGAAGTTATCCATAGTAGAAACTTCCTCAGTTTTAACTTTCATTGCATCTTTACCGATAGCACAGTTTGGATTATTGGCAGCAGATACTGAAAACAATGCACTATCCCAAGACTTTGGAGATATAATTCCATTAGGTAGTTTAAAACCTAAAGTAAAGTTTTCTTTATCTGTTGATAAAATACCACGTTTAAAGAATGTATTAGTTTCATAAAATCGTAGATTATTAAGTGTAAAGTCAGTAAGACCTCCTTTCTTTGTTAAGTACTTCTTATCAACAGCTACATGAATTTCTATCTTATGTGGTTGAAGATTAATATCATTAGCACTATCAGCAGCCATTATATATGAGAAACCTCCACGTCGTGTTTTATCTATTAATAGATGAAAACCATTACGTTGACAAAAATCCATTATATGAAATGTCCAAAACTGAGCATCTATAAACTTACTAAAGTCATACTTCTTTTTAGCAGTTGCAGCATGTTTTGTAACCTTCATAGATTTATCATCAGCTTGTAATATAAGAGTATAGTTTAAAAAATTATAATGACTACCTGTTATTCTAACATTTTGAACTACTCCATTACGAAGCAAGCATGGTGCTGAAAAACCATGCTTTCTTCTATATTCTTCTCTCTTTCGTAATTGTCTATGAGGAATACTATCTTCTTTATACCTTGTATAAGTTCTATTAGCTCTATAAAAATCAGCCATTTGAGTAAACAAATGAGTATTTACAAACTTATCTCCAGGATTAATATTTAAAAGAAAACCACCACTATCCCCAATAAGAAACAAATCATCTGGGTCATCATAACCTGCATCTTTTGCATGTTTATAATGACTTTTATCTTCCCTTACATATTGAAGAAAAGGATATGTTCTAATGTATTCATCAACAGACGTTCTTTGTATCATAACAATGATATTATTAACAATACTAATGTACCAAGACTAACACCACCTAATATATTTCTTTCCGTCTTAACTCTTTTATTTTCACTATTATATCGAATATTAAGCTCATCAATAGTATTGGTAAGAGAGTTAATAACCAAACTATCATTAACGATATGTTGCCTAAGTTCTTTATTAATTTCTTTTTCATAGTTTAGTTCTATCATTTTAGCGTTAGCCACTTTTAAATCTTCAATAGAAATAAGAACACTATCGTTTGATAATAGACCCCCCGTAGAAAGGTGATGCCTATCTGTCTTTGACCAACTTATAGAACAACTTAACAGTACTATCACTATCAAGAGAATACACCTCAACAATCTTTGCATGTTTAATACTATCTAAATTATTAACTTTAATTTTAATACTATCATTAGCGGTGACTATCGAATCCAGTCCAATTCTTTCTACGGGGGGTCTATATCCCCACTTCTTCTCTACCAATGACATTCCTCCGATGAATGCTAAAACAAGCATTCCGATAATACCAAGTGTTCCTATAGCATCTCTCATATTAAATCTTTTTCGTCAAGTAATGTATAAGTAAAGCTATTACCATACAAAGCTTCTTGCTTTTTACATACTTTAATAAATTGAGCAAATTGTTTTGGGTCGTTGAATACTTGACAACCACCTGAATATTGGTCAACAGTCTTTCGTGTATAATATTCATTAGACCTATGAATGTTTATTCCATAAACGCCGGTTGTAGTTTTCTTTGGGTCTAAATCATAAATTTTATCTTTGTCATTATCTCTATATACAGTTACAGGCTTTGACTGACACAAAGCTGTATATTTACCTCTATGCTTACCAAGAACCCAACTACTTCTATATTGTGCAGGCTTTAGAATAGCCGTACCTTTAGGATTAAACATAACATCACCCATATATGACAATCCAGGCTCTGTTGTAATATTATATATATCACGATGTTCTTTACCTTCAACATTGTATATAACAACAAGATAATCATCATACAAGTTGGTAACTTTGTTACCCTCTACATATTTACGTACACCTATAATATTAAGATTATAGTCGCCCCGTAGGAAATATGCGTATTTCTTCTTCTCAAACAATGACTTAAAGTCATAGACTTCTAACTTCTTATATAACTCTGTCTTCATCATAATTAAAATAATGTTAGTTGTTTAGTTGTTTTAGAACCTCTAAGTTGTATTATTCTATCATTAAATATTGCACTTACTTCTTTTCTTAAATAATCAATCCTGAACCATCGTGGAACTTCTTCTCCATTTGGGTCTACATGATAGCCATCGGCATCACGATAAGGTTGTCCATAAGAATTAAGGATAAAAGAACTTTGAATATGACAAAGTCCCAATCCAGTGCATGGTATATTTAATACAGATTCTGTCAGTAGTGCATACATACTAAGTTGTAATGAATAGTGCATTCCATTACAATTATCAAGATGATTTAATGGAGGAAGCATCTTTTCATTCTTTGGAACCCAAATATTAGTTAGCTGATTAGGTTTAGTTGTTTTATCCTTTTTATAATAGCCGGCTTCAAACTTTAAACCATCACGATTGGTTTTCCAATCTAATATGACAAAGTCTGTTTTACGAATACATAGAATATCTATTGTTCCAGATATTAAAAGTTTGGGGTCAAAGACACCTATTTCAGAATAAATAGTATATCCTTTCTTAGTATAATAATCAAATACTCTATATATCTCAGGATATTTATTATCTGTGGCTTTTATAAAATTGTCAACATCCAGCGGTATAGGAATAAGGCTAGGAATATCAGCAACAGTAACACAACGCCCGCTAACTTGCTCAAGATATTTAATAGCGTTCTTGAACTTACTAACTTCTTTAATTGCATTTTCAAGTCCATTATGTGTTACATTACCTCTGTCACAAGCTTCTTTTTTTATTTGTTCCCATTGTCTTATAATCTCTTTTTCACTAACTCCTTGCTCTTTAGCTTTTTTATGCGCCCAATACTTTGCATCAAACTCAGGTACATAATTATGTATAATAGTTGTAACGGAAATATATGTATTTCCGTTGCTATCTGTATATTTATGTTGACCTTCATCAAAGTAAAGGAATATTGGAGTATTTTCTTCGTTCATATTAATCAGAATAATCTTCAGCGTTCATACTACTTAATACCACATTACCACCACGAGAAACTTCAGTTTCCTTCTCATACATAAGATTTTGTTTAGCTTCTTCAAGTGTTTTAAGAATGTTTGGTATATCGCCAGCTTTTTTATTAACATTGTCTATCAGTTGAAGTACCGTTGGCATTTCCTCAAGACTAATACTACCATTTAATTTTTCATTTAGCATGTGATTTATCACATCTATCGCTAAATTTATATTATGTAGTCCTTTCAGTATATTTTCTACAACACGACCTGCCTCAGTTATATTTTGTTCATAATATCGTTTAATTAAACGAAGAACTAACACGTCTGGGATATAATTCTTTGGCAAGCCAGCCTGTTCAATAGCCATATTAAGAGCTTCTACATCGCTCAAACCGCTCTGTTTTGCAGGTGATTTTGGATCACCAAGATAATAAATTACTATACATTCTTTAATATATGTAGATTTATTTTTAGTTTTATCTCTACGATACAATTCTTGAACATCTTTGTCAAGAAGCTGTCTAACATTTGGTGCTACTGGCATACCAGTATCATCAATCGTTATTAATGTATCTATAATTAAATTATTTTGCATAGAATTTATCAGTCATTTGTGGAAGATATAACTTTCTACTTGTATAAAGTATTATCTTAGCTTCATCTTCTCCATATTTAACAGCTAAATGACGAAACGTCTTAGCATTTTTACGAACAATCTTACTTAATTCGTATAAATAAAGACGTTCTTTTTTAACTCTGTTATTAATATCAATGCTCAGATGTTTTCTAAACACTGCATATTTTGTAGGAGAAAGCTTTTCTCTAGCTTCTTTAATTAGTTCATTGACTTCAGGCTGTTTAGCTATAAGTTTAGCTTTAGGAATACGTATATTTCCTATAAAAGGAATACCTGTCCAACGACCTTCTTGAAGGAAGTTAGTGGCATCGACCTCTACTTGACGTACAATGTCCAATGCCACCTCCTTATCTATTATATTCTTGTCTATGCAGTCTAATATGTCTTGTTTCTTTAGAACAAGTACATCATAACCACCGTATGGAAACTTGAATTTGTCTGCCATACCTACCTCTATTAGTTTTATTATAGCCCCCCCGTAGAAGATAGTTGGCTGGCATCCCCGCCCTCTACTTCTTCTACTAATGGTTTTATATCAACATACTTCAATTTAGGAATTTCTGCGTCACTTTTATAAAAGCCTTTAATCTCACTATTAGATATAATTTTAAAACTTATGAAATAAGCTACAAAATTATCATGTAAGGCTCTTTCAGCAGCGTGTACATCGTCTTCTAGAAGATTAGTAAGATATTCAATACTCATAGTATTTCCAGCAGCTGTTACATGATATGCAAATTCAAGACTTTGTGATGGTATTACAAGAACATCTTTAATCTTAGCTTTATTTATGATGCTATTAGCATCAGCATTACCTGATTTAATAAATATTGGTACTACACGAGCATCAAGTCCTTTCTTCTTTTGTTTAAAAGTAAGAACAATATTATAAATAGGTGCTCGATAAACCAATGCTACTAAAGAGTGATAATCTCCAATTTCAATGTTCTTTGTAATTTCAGTAAGATAATCCGCAGGAATTTCTTTCATAGATGCTGGATAAGACAATGTTACTTCATTTTCTTTAGTAATTACTGTAAACTTGTTCATAATTAAATGTTTTAATTGGTTTATTACTATTTGTAATACTTAATGTATTATTAATTGCAAATATAATATAATAATTCTATCTATATATATAATAAGGTGTAATATTTTGCCAAATTAACATATTTTAACGGTTACTCTTAGAGTAATATGTATTGTAATATTAAGTGTAATATGTATTGTAAGTAGTGTTTTAGTACTAAAAGTAGTAATTCTAAGACTATTAATTGTAAGTTGTAAGTTCTACAATAATTAAAATAAAATAGTTCAAGTTAAAATTTGTTAAATACTTGATAATGTCGAAAAAAAACATTAGCTTTGCGCATACAAAACCAGTATGGTTTACACGTAGTGCTAAACCGTACGGGTATAGTAAACTAAAGACTAATGGATTAGCAAAAGGGGTAATGTATACTTTAATAAAGTATCAAAATAGTGAACTGAGTGAACGTTTACTGAATACCAGAGTGTACAAAGCATAGTACAAATAGTAATACAATACATAGTACAACACATACTAAACTAAATACTACAAAAAATAGTTTTAATAATACTACAAATATAGTTTTAATAGTAGTTTTAATAGTAGTTTTAATAGTAGTTTGAGAATTGGTTTTCAGTCATAGTTGGTTAAATATTTAAGTTAATAGTAATTGAATGTATGAATAATGAAGTGTCTTATAGAGGTGTTAATAGCGAAAATGATTGTAAAGAAGTAGATGTAGAAAGGGTTAGGCGTAGTGACGTTAATATTGATTGTGTTTATAATGAACTTATAGATGTTTAGTCTTATATTTAAGGTTGATTATTTAGGTTTTCTCATAGATTTATAGATAGAGTGTTTTTATATTTTTTTTCATTAATAAATGCAATCTATAGTCCTCTCAGATGTGAATCTAAGAGGACTTTTTGTTTGTATTAAAACGATAAATAATCAACAAAGTAATGATAAAGGAGAGTTTGAGTTTAGAGTAAAGGTTTAGAAGAGTGTTAGATGGTAGTATGTAGAGTTATGATATAAGTTGAATGGTATGAAGTCAAGGTATATGCGTTAAGGTATATAAGTTAAAGGGTGTTAGTTAGGGTCTATGAAGTAAATTTGAAGTATATAAGTTTATGGGGGAGGCTCGGGGGCAAAGCCCCCTCGTTTAAGCGGAGCTTAAACTCACCCCCCGGGAGACCTCAATCCACTATTATTCTTGTTCGACCACAAAGTGGTCGACATTCTCCTACAGATGTTCATTCCACTATTCATCTTGTTTTGCATCTTTGCGTTGTGTTTCATCACTGCAAAACATGGCGTCAGCGTAGAGATGTGGGCGTGTGCCGACCCAATAATGAAACGGCATATCAAACTATTCATATATGGAAAAGAAAATCTATTTTGGTGTTGTGTCCAAAGCGACACCTACAACAATGGTACAAACAAAAGTGACCAATGGAATGAAGAAAGAACTTGAAGTCAAAGGACTTCAAGTTACGTTCAATGGCTTCACAGATGAGGAAAATAAAGAAGTAGCTACACTTGAAACAATAGACAAAGAAGGAAATGTTTCAGAGTCGAGTTCATTTTTTGTCCCATTCTGCAAGATAGAGCAGTTATTCGACTGGGGAGTGATGCTAGACTTCGTAAGAATAATATTGCCCGTTGCAGACAATGTCGAGTTACAAAGACTTTTATCTATTACTTTAGTCGGAGAAACCGTTCGTATCGAATGTATTCGATACGAAACGGGAGAGTTTTTGGCTAATGAAAATACTATGATAGTAAGAAACTATCAAGCGTCTATTTCGCTAGAGAAGTTTGAGGCAATAGCCTCAAAACTTCAGGAAAGAGCCGACGAAAGAGTAAAAGAAGCCGCTAACGAGAAGTTAGCTAAAAGTGCGGCACAGAACGCAGCAGTTTTCGGAGCCGTCTAATCAAATGTAGGGAACGCCACCCTACATTTGATTTTTTTGCTTACTACAAAAGTGAGCACAATACAAGACCCAAACCGCCACCGCGCCACGCTTGCAAGGCTCGTTAAAATAGGTAAAACTCAATGCACTAGTAGTCTTGTTTTACATACTAACAATGCTCATTCCACTAATAGTCTTGTTTTGCAACAACAAAACGGTCGTCGTTGTCGATTAAGCGATAAGCGATGACCAATGTTCATTGAGTGATGTTGCATTTGTTTTTAATCTCAATGAACAAATAAGTCATTAAGATATTTGTCTTGATGATGAAGAGGTGGATGAAGAAGTAGATGGAAAGGGTACTGTCACAGTCACCACACTTACACTCCCACCTAATCCTACAACTCCCACTTCAATTATAAATCATACTGCCGTTTCAACAGAATGATTTATTTCTTTTATTCTAATATCAATTAGAATATCGTTTGAAACTATTGGTTTAGGTCTTAAACCTTATACTAAACTAATAAATACTTCTAATAAGGTCATAATTCTGTTATAAATACTGCCATACAGAATTATAATTATAATTGCAGTACAAACTATGTAGCACTAATGGTAGTGCGATTACTATAATACATATTGTAGTAATAGAAGTAAGTTCAATTCTTACTATAGTTACAAATCATTAACTAAAAATAAAAACGATATGACTACGAAACAATTATTTAAAATCCTTGAAGAGGTAGAAAACCAGTACTATGAGTATAGCTCCCCCGAAGCAGGGGTGCAACAAGTGCTAATAATAGCTCGTCAAGATGAGCTAAAAAAACTGTCGTATGACAGAGTATGTAACATATTAAAAGCCCTAATGAACAACATTAGGACTTATTTAGGCAAGTATGTCGAAGACTACGAAATCTTCGACATGTTGAACTTCGACACTAATAATAAGATTTATAATTTCATGCTCAACATGGAGTTGTAAACAAACTATAGCTCCTTTTATGGTCGGGAGTTAAAATAAAGACCATACTCGTTTTGGAACTACGAGAGGTGTTATACCTAATAATCCTATTTATTAATTTTAATAAATAAACAAAATGAAAATAAATAATAATAAAATACAAAAGCTGGCTCAAAAGGCAATAAATTATGCCTATGAGCATGATTTGGCTGTCAATAATTATGTTCCCACGGACATAGAAGTTAGTGGGAACAACGTTGATGTCCTCTGTATAAATGAATACGGGGGACGCTATGGTGTTTGCTACATTCAAAATGTGGCAAACAAAGTGTTTACTTACAGAGAACTAAAAGCTCTAACTAAATAAAGAAATAGCCGCCCCGTAGAAGAAATGTAGCTAGTCATGCTACTCTTTCCTACGGGGAGGCTAGTGTCAAACATCTGTGCGGAACACAGATTACTCTTGCTATTCCAGTAGAATTTACAAATGGAATAGAACTAACTTATAAAATTAATAATAATATACTTCGAGCAGATAGAGGGGTCATCCTCGGAGTTGTCATCGTAAAGATAATATTAGTAATTCCCCTCATAGTGTTTATGTTATATTATATGAATTAGGGCTGATTAATCACTATGTGCACTAAAGTGATGAAATAAGAGAATATCTATAGTGTTACTGATATTTGCAAGTCCTTAGCAAATCCTTCTGATAATAGTAGTCGCGAATATGATTTATCGGAATTGGTAGTAGCTTAAATAACTCATGTTGTACAATTAATGCAGGAGAGTTACTGCTATCTCCCTTACATTGCATAGTACAAATTGCAGCAGTACAGACTTTAAAGAGGAACACCCTATAACACATGTTTAACCATGTAATTTAACCTATATCGCCAGGGTGTTCCTCTACTTTATATAATTATCTTTAATGTAGCCATTACTAATAGTAATGAGAGTCGTAAGCCTCTATAAATACAGAACGTTTTTAATGATACTAATAGTATTATCAATGTAAAAGATGCATTCACTAAGTTTCAAGTATGTTATGTTATTAGTGATAAGAGTGGTGAACATATCATAGAAGATTGCTCTGTTGAAGCCCATGTCAATACACAATCCGTGTAGGTTGGAAGACCTACCTTATTAAGTAACTATTTAAAACAACATAATTATGAATAAAGAACAAAAGGAAATTAGAAAAGCGGAGCTTATAGCAACGCTTAGTGATACGCAAGATGTTCTTAATGAATTACTTGCGTACTCGAGAGAGGGATTAAGCGTTTCCACAATAGTGGAATACGCAAATCTATTCACTATCTTAAATGATAGGGAAGATAATAAAAGTTACTCTATGATAGAACTAGGTTGGCTTCAATATGAAGCACCTTTTTCTAAGGAGGATGAACTTCAAGAACAGAATTGTCAAACTGCTGACTATGATGTAGCAGTTGACAGAATGTTGGCATGGGAAGAACATGAACTTATTGAAAAGAGAAATAAGCAACTTCAAGAAATAGCTATTCAAGCTGCTCTTGAAGGTATTACTCCTAATACTCGTGAGGCTTTCATAAAAGAATATGAATTGAATGATAAAGAGCGTAAGCTCTTTGAAAATACCTATTATGTGGCACGTAGTGCCGCAGAAGGTAGAAATATAAGACGTAAAAGACGTGATTTTAATTCATATTATGCTTATGAAGTTGGGCGTGATAAAGAATTAAATGCTTGGGCTGAAGATAATGAGATTGTAAGGTCATATGACCCAAATACCAGAGATTTTAGACCATTTGATTGGGATGAGTTTTGGGATGGGTTTAATGATGATGACCTTCTATTTAAATAAACATTGCCCCTCAACGATTGTAACTACTAAGCAATATCAAAGCACTAAGTGTGAAGCAAGGTAGATGCAGTCGTTGTTGGGGTAATAAATATTATAATTATGAAAAAGTTTATTATAATTCTTTTAGGTGTTGCTCTATCTACAACGGTGTTGTGGATAAGAGCTGAAGTATCTATAGCACGTCTTAGCGAAGATGTGTTTACTCTACAAAATAATCTTTATAATACTACTGATACCATGAAATGGTATAGAGAGTGTAATGAAGATAAGCTTAAATATATTGAATTTCTCGAGGGTTTGGAGGAGATTGCCGAAAATACTATTTATGGTAATAGTTATAAGTATGGTAATTTGGAAAAAGACTTAGAGAGAAATGGATATAATGAGTTGTTAGACAGTTTAAATAGGTGGATTATGAACTATGAATAACTATCTAAGAATTTAAAGTAATTAACTATTAAACAACAAAGATGAAAACAATCAAAAACATCATGAAGATTCTATGCTTCTTATTCATGGTGCTCACTTGTGCTTTCGAGCACGAGATAAAAGAAGCAGTACCGCAGTGTGTATATATAGCTGTCATTACATTGTTCGTATTGATAGCGCTCATAGTTTCACTTAAAATAATAAGTAAGCTATGAAACTATACATCTTTGTATCATCTGAGGTATCTGATAAGGTGTCTCAGATTGTGTGCTTTGCACACTCTCTAGAGAAAGCTCAGAAACTGGCTGAGCTCAACTTCAGAAAGAACAATTATAAGGGTAAACCAGTTGCCCTTGCAGTATAAATTAAATAATAGGAGATAGAAAAAATGAAACCAACAAAGAAAATGGTCGCTGCTTTATTATCAGTGACCCGTAATGAAACTCTAATTAATCTTGTTACCGATGTTCTTCTTGTAGAAGAAGTAAATGGGTGGAGAGGTCCTGTAATACAAGAACTCTTAGAAGAAACTCGTAAGTTCTATGAGCCAAAAGACATAGATGTTGACACAGTAACAAATATCTTGAGAGTATCTGATGCTCTTAAAGATAAAAAGCTCATTGAAGGTAGTGTTAAGGTATTAAGAGTACTAAACACTCAAAATGAAATAAATATCAATTATGATGTTGAAAGTGAAGATTGGACTCACCAATATAACATATCAGTTGACGAGTATCTTGAAGCTAAAAACAATGCGTAAAGTAATTCTTCTTCTCATAATGATGTGCTTACCTATGATAGGTATGGCACAATCATACACAAGAAGTGGTGACACATTTGTCGCCACTTCTACTTCTCGTACTAAGAGTGAACCTACCAAGACTAAATTTACTTATAAAGATAGTGATAATAAGAATTATCCTATTTATATAGGTAAAACCGGTTCTTGCTTTATTGTTAAGACTTCTTCTAAAACTGGTAAAGAATACCGTAAATATTTGGGAGAAGAGATAAGTAAACAGATTTGTAAAGAAATGAATGTTCAATACAATGGAAAACGAAGAAACTAAAATTAGAAAGCTGCATGTAGTAACCAAAAAGCAAGATAAATATATCTTGCAAATGGATACTACAGACTTCAATAGCTATGATGATAGACTTATCGAAAATATTATTGATAAGTTTATCAATGAAGTTGTTGATACTGATGCTGACGTTACTGTAACAAAAGGCGATGTTAGTATTAAATTTGTATATCCAAACTATGGTTTCTACTTTGGTAAAATAGATAACAATGAGGTGACTTGCTTGTATATCTACAAAGTAGTAAATCAAATAATGTTTGAGGACATATCTGAAATTTAACATTTGTTAAAATTCCTAAAAGGCAGAATAGTTATGAATATTATTCTTATATTTGTATCAAAATTACAAATATGGAAGATATTGATAACTATTCTGTTGACATCGACGAACAACTATTAGACAACGATTACGATGATGTTGATGTTATTCAAGAAGAAGATAATAATAGTGATACTAATATAGAATTTGAATAATATGGAAACAAAAGTAAAAGAAGGTCTTATGAAAAAGACCAAATTACAATTAAGTGACATCATCGTTAAGAATGATGAAAAGATTGTTGCATTGAGTAATGAATTAATGAAAGGAAAAGAAGAGTTAAAGTTGTCCAAAGAGAGTGTTCTTTCAGTAACTGCTGAAAAGAATATGTGGATGACTAAATATAATATTGCAGCATTGGAATTGAAAAGGATAACAAAATTCAATAGGTATTTAGAAGCGATAACTGTGGTATGTGCGTGTGCAGTTATCGCATTCATGTTGTTTTAATAGTTTATTTGGTTAATGTTTGTATACCTACTACGTTGTGAAATGTGGTAGGTACAAGCCTCGATGGTGGAATAGGTAGACACGAGGGACTTAAAATCCCTTTCCGTAAGGAGTGCAGGTTCGATTCCTGTTCGAGGTACAAAGCCATTTCAATCATAACAGATTGTCATAATTCATAGTTATAACAATTAATCCTCATTTAGTTGTGAAACTGGGTGAGGATTTTCTATACCCAATCCTTTCTACGGGGGGTGTAGAGTAAACTTTAAGACATAACCGTATGGCTATTGCCATACATAGA